TTATTTTGTAAGTAAATTAAGAACACTTGTAGAAGAGACAGGCATTGGATTAATTTTAGTTAGTCACTTACGTAGGTCAACAGAAGGTGACAAAGGTTTTGAAGATGGCAAACAAGTTACATTAAGCAGTCTTAGAGGAAGCCAGTCCATAGCTCAGCTATCTGACATGGTGCTTTCCATGAGTCGTGACTTAAAAGCAGAAAACAATATTGCAAAATTACAAATACTTAAAAATAGATTTTCTGGTGAGACAGGAAATGCTTGTAGTTTACATTATGATTTAGCAACAGGTTGTTTAGCAGAAGTTAAAACAGAGGTGTTAGATGACTTCTGATGAGATAAGACTAAAAAAGAAAATGATGAGTTGGACTATGTATGTCATGGAAGCAGTCAGTAGAGCAAAGAAAACAAAACAGACTGTAACTTTACATGTTGGCAAAGAAAGTTCAGCTATGTTATTACAAGATGCGTTATTGTCATTAGCTTTTAATGGTGAAGATGCGGCTTGGAATGTTCAAATAGAATCACACACATTACATTAACATGAAACCATTACCACAAGTTACAAAGAAAATACTTAAAGCAGACTATGTGCAATTAACATGGAGTGATATAAACTCTGACAGCTCATGGAAAAATTTAAAGGACGCTATGAAAAGTACACCAACAATTTGTATATCAACAGGTTGGTTAATTAAAAAAGATTTAAACGTGCATATCATAGTTGCTGATGTAAATTTTGAAGATGATGGTTCTTTAGGAGATGTTGGTAACATAACCACAATACCATCAAGCAACATATTAAAAATAAAGAAGATTATATTATGAGATATTGTTTTGACATAGAAACAGATGGATTTTTAGATACAGCAACTAAAGTGCATTGTATTATATTAAAAAATATAGATACAAATGAAATACTACATCTTAACAACGCACAAGCTGTAAAGAAATTAGAAGAAGCAGAATTAATTATTGGTCACAACATCATTAAGTTTGACATACCAGTTCTTAGAAAGTTTTATAATTTAAAATCAAAAGCAAAAGTTTTTGATACTATAGTAGCAACAAGATTGTTATTCCCTGATATTAAAGACCAAGATTTTAAACATAAGAATTTTCCAAAAGACTGTATTGGCAGACACAGCTTAAAGGCGTGGGGTAACAGGGTGGGCGAATATAAAGAACAGTTTGATACAGATTGGAAAGAATTTAGTGTGGGTATGCTAGAATATTGTATTCAAGATGTTCATGTTACTCACACTTTATTTAATGTTATTGAGAAAAAACAATACTCACAACAAGCAATGGATTTAGAACACAATGTTGCAGAGATTATATTTCAACAAGAACAATATGGTTTTACTTTTAATAAAGAGAAAGCCCAACAGTTATATACAAAGTTAAACAGTAGAAGATTAGAGCTAGAAGAACAATTACAAAAAATCTTTTTACCTATTACTGAGCACAGAGTGTCAGAAAAAACAGGTAAACAATTAAAAGATAGAGTAACTGTATTCAATCCTAGTTCACGTCATCACATAGCACAAAGATTAAAAGACAAGTATGGTTGGGAAGCTAAAGAATTTACTAATGATGGTAAACCAAAACTAGATGATACTGTATTAAGTAAATTGGAATATCCTGAAGCAAAAATTTTATGCGAACATTTTTTATTAGATAAAAGAATTGCACAATTAGCTACAGGTACACAAGCATGGTTAAAACATGAGAAGAATAATAAAATACATGGCACTTGTAATACTAATTCTACGGTAACTGCTAGAGCGAGTCACTCGTTTCCAAACCTAGCACAAATTCCAAGTGTGTCTGTACCTTTTGGTAAAGAATGTAGAAGTTTATTTACTGTACCTACTGGTAAAAAATTAGTTGGTATAGATATATCAGGATTAGAAGTTAGAATGTTAGCTCACTTTATGTCTAAGTATGACAATGGAGATTATTCTAAAGTTGTATTAGAAGGTGATATACATACAGAGACACAGAATCTTGCAGGTTTAGACTCAAGAGATTTAGCAAAAAGATTTTACTATTGCTTTTTATATGGTGGTGGTGTCAAACGAATAGCTGAAGTAACTGGTAAAAAAGTTGGTGAAGCATCTAAGATTAAAAAAAGATTCTTAAATAATTTACCTGCTCTTAGTAAACTTATAGAGCAAGTACAATTAGCATCAGAGCGTGGTCACTTACTTGGTCTTGATAAAAGACAGATAAAAGTAAGGTCAGCCCATGCCGCACTCAACACACTTTTACAGAGCTCAGGAGCTTTAGTGTGTAAACAGTGGTTAGTTGAGTTTAATAAATTAGTTAAGGATATTCCTGAAACTCAGCAGGTTGTCTGGGTGCATGACGAAATACAAGTTGAGTGTCTTGAAAAAGATGCAGAGACTATTGGTAAGTTAGCCGTTGAAGCAATACAAAAAACAGGTGAACACTTCCAATTAAGATTACCATTAACAGGCGAATATAAAATAGGAGATGATTGGAGTGGAACACATTAATGAAAAATAATAAATTTGATATAGATTTAAAGTATGGTCAAGATAGAGAAAACAGAATAGAAAAAATACTTAAAGAAGGTAAACTAGAAGTTAAGACTGAGAGAGACTGGTGGTTTAAGAGTGGTAACATTGCAATAGAAATAGAATGTAATGGTAAACCTTCAGGAGTTATGGCAACTAAGTCTGACTACTGGGTTCATATATTAGCTGATGGAGACAATGATTATTGTAGACTAATATTTGATACACGTACTGTTAAAAAACTTGCTAGAAAATATATTAGTAAAATTAAAAATGTTGGTGATGGGTTTAGAAGTAAATGTGTAATGATACCTTTAGCTGAAATATTCTTAGCAAAAAATTTAGATGCAAATAAAACAAAAGGAAATAGTAAATGAGTGATAAATACAAAAAGAAAAGAGTGTTACTAATTGATGGTGACATATTGTTATATAAGATTGCTCTTAACAATGAAATAGATACACACTGGGGTGATGGTCTATGGACATTACATTGTGATGAGAAAGTATGTAAAGCAGATGTAGATGCAGTAATAGATGACTTAGGTTCTAGTCTATCAGCAGATGATTATGTTGTTACATTAACAGATGCTAACAATTTTAGAAAAGATGTCTTACCTTCTTACAAAAGTAATAGAAGAGAGAAGCGTAAACCTATGGTGTTAAAAGCATTACGTGAATATGTAATGGAAAAACACAATGGTGTGTCTTGGAAAAACTTAGAAGCTGATGATGTCATGGGTATTATGGCAACTGAACCTTCTTTAAATGAAGAAAGAATTGTTGTCAGTATAGATAAAGATTTACGAACAGTACCATGTAACTTATCTCAAGATGGACAAACAATAGAGCAGATACCTCAACGATTAGCTGACTATCAATTTATGATACAGACATTAACAGGTGATAAGGTTGATGGCTATGATGGCATAGATGGTGTTGGAGTTGTTACTGCTAATAAACTAATACAAAAATACACTAATGTTAAGTTAAAAGATTTGTGGAAAGTAGTTAAAGGTATCTACAAAGACAAAGGTTACTCAGCTAAAGAAGCATTAGCTCAAGCTAGAGTGGCACACATACTTAGACATGGTGAATACAATAAGAAAACAGGGAAGGTTAAGTTATGGACAATATAAAAAACCCACCTCACTATGCAAACTCAGAGATAGAACCTATTGATTATATTATAAAAAATAAGTTAACTTACTGTGAAGGTAATGTAGTAAAATATATTACACGTTGGCGTAAGAAGGGTGGCATAGAAGATTTAAAAAAAGCAAAACAGTACATTGATATTATTATAGAAAAAGAAGGTGTACCTACTGTAACAGATACAAAAGATTAGAGGTGTATGCTTGAACACAAACACATTTTAATCAGAGCAACAGTCAAAAAACCACCTGTGCAAATAGATAGTATAAAAGCATGGATAAGAAATTTAGTAAATGATTTAGGTATGAAACCTTTAGGTGAGACTGTTGCTGTCTATGTAGATAAAAAAGATAACAGAGGTTTAACTTGCTTACAAGCTATTGAAACATCACACATAGCATTACATTCTTGGGACGAAGATAGTCCTGCTATAATTCAATTAGATGTCTACACTTGTAGTAAGTTAAATAAAGATGTTGTATTTAAAGCATTAGATAAATTTGACCCAATAGAAATTAATTACTTAACACTAGATAGAAAGAGATATTTAGATATAAAAAACAAAGATGAGATAAACAATGACAATAGATTATAATAGAGATGAATTACTTACTGATTTTGGTAAGACAACATTAAAAGATAGATACCTTTTACCACAAGAAGAATCACCGCAAGATGGATTTATGAGAGCGGCTAAAGCATTTTCTGACAATGATGAAATGGCAGACCGTATATATAACTATGCTTCTAAACTTTGGTTTATGTTTTCTACACCTATTTTATCTAACGGTGGTACAAAAAGAGGTATGCCTATCTCATGTTTTTTAAATTATGTTGGTGATAGTAGAGAAGGATTAACAGGACACTACACAGAAAATGCTTGGTTAGCTTCTGTTGGTGGTGGTATCGGTGGCTACTGGGGTGATGTAAGAAGTGATGGTACTGCTACATCAGGTGGTAGTCAATCGTCAGGTTCAATACCTTTTCTTCACGTAGTAGACTCAGAAGTATTAGCTTTTTCACAAGGTAAAACAAGACGTGGTAGTTATGCCGCTTACATGGATATATCACACCCAGAAATTATAGAATTTATGGAGATGCGTAAACCTAGTGGTGGTGATGTGCACAGAAAATGTTTAAACTTACATCATGGTGTAAATTTATCTAATGAATTTATGCAATTAATAGACCATTGTGTTAAAGAACCTACGTATGATGACAGTTGGAATCTTATAGACCCACATACAAAAAAAGTAGTACGTACTGTATCAGCTAGAGACTTGTGGCAAAAGATATTAGAAACAAGAGTTGCTACTGGTGAGCCTTATGTTTCATTTATAGATACTGTTAATGAATCATTGCCTGAACCTCAAAAGAAATTAGGACTAAGAGTTAATCATTCTAATTTATGTACTGAAATAACTTTACCTACTAATGAAAATAGAACAGCAGTGTGTTGTTTGTCTTCTGTAAATTTAGAAAAGTATGACGAATGGAAAAATGATACATTGTTTGTGCCTGACTTAATTAGATTTTTAGATAATGTCTTACAACATTTTATTGACAATGCACCTGACGAATTATTTAGAGCTAGATTTAGTGCGGCAAGTGAAAGAAGTTTAGGTTTAGGAGCTATGGGTTTTCATGCTTACTTACAATCTAAAGGAATACCTTTTGAGTCTGCTTTAGCTAAGTCATTAAATTTAAAAATATTTAAAAAGATGAAAGAACAAGCTGTAGAAGAATCTAAAAGATTAGCAATTAAAAGAGGTGAAGCACCAGACATGGAAAATACTGGTATGCGTAATGCACATTTACTAGCTATTGCACCTAATGCTTCTTCATCTATTATTTGTGGTACAACATCACCATCAATAGAACCATACAGAGCTAATGCTTATGTGCAAAAAACTATGTCAGGTTCTTTTTTAGTTAAGAATAAATACTTAGAAAAATTATTAGAAAAAAAGGAGATAAATAATGATAAGACTTGGACTTCAATACTTGCGAATAGAGGCTCAGTGCTTCATATTAAAGAGCTATCTGATTATGAAAAAGATACGTTTAAAACTGCGATTGAAATTAACCAACAATGGGTAATAGAACATGCCGCAGATAGACAACAATATATTTGTCAAGGACAATCAGTTAATGTGTTTGTCCCTGCTGATGTAAACATTAAAGAGTTACATGACATACACATGTTAGCTTGGAAGAAAAAATTAAAGACACTTTATTACTGTCGTTCAGAAGCAATTAAACGTGCAGAATTGGTATCTAAAAAAATAGAAAGAACAATCATACCAGAAGCAGATTGTTTAGCATGTGAGGGATAATGACGGATAGTAGTATATTTGATGGTATGGATAAGCCAAGACGTAAACGTAGGAAAAGAAAACCACCTAAACAAACTGTCTTATGGACTGTATATCATACTATCTTAGCAATAGAATTATTAATAATAATTATAATAGAAGGGATAGAATTGATTTATGGGCTTTAAAGATTATAAAATTAGAGATGGTGTGCATCTTCCTACTGACGCATATAGAAAAAATTATGATTCTATTTTTAAAAAGAAGAAGTGTAAGACACATACTAAAGAAAAAGAAAACAACAATGAGTGTTGTCACTCAGAAGAACAAACATATTTAGAGGAGTTAAAAAACAAACTATGAGTTTATTTAAAGAAAGAGTACATTACAAACCATTTGATTACGAATGGGCTTTTGAATCTTACGACATGCAACAAAAAATGCACTGGCTACCTAGTGAAGTACCTTTACATGAAGATGTAAGAGACTGGAATGAAAGATTAAGTGCAGAAGAAAAAAATCTTATATCACAAATTCTTAAATTCTTTACTCAAGGTGACGTAGATATAGCTCAAGCATACTTAGATAAGTATATACCTAAGTTTAAATCACCTGAAGTTAGAATGATGTTGTCTTCTTTTGCTACAAGTGAAGCTAATCACGCACATAGTTATTCATTACTTAATGATACAATAGGATTACCAGATAAAGAATACAAAGCATTTCAAGAATATAAAGAAATGGCTGATAAACATGAGTATTTATTTGCTAGTAAAGGCAAAGGACTAGAAGGATTAGCTAAAGAGATAGCTTGTTTTTCTGCATTTGGTGAAGGCTTACAGTTGTTTGCATCATTTGTTATGCTACTAAACTTTCAAAGATACGGAAGAATGAAGGGCATGTGTCAAATAGTTACATGGTCTATTAGAGATGAGACTCATCACGTAGATGGTATGATTAAATTGTTTCATCAATTAATAAAAGAAAATCCTAATATTTGGACAGAAAAATTTAAAGCAAGTATTTATCAAACAGCTAGAGATATGGTTGCATTAGAAGATAGATTCATTGATTTAGCATTTAGTATGGGCGGTATTAGAGGATTGAAAGCAGAAGAAGTTAAACAATATATTAGATATATTGCTGACAGAAGACTGTTACAACTATCATTAAAACCTAATTTTGGTGTTAAACAAAACCCTTTAGGTTGGTTAGATTGGGTGTTAAATGGTGTAGAACATGCTAATTTCTTTGAAAATAGAGCTACAGAATATAACAAAGGTACAGTAACAGGGAGCTTGTGGGAGTAAAGTTCCCTTTTTAGACGAATACAATGGACGATTTAACATTACCAAATAACGTAGATGATTTAGTTAAACTACTTAATGAAGTTTATCCTGAAAAATCTCCTGATTTAAAAGATGATACTAAAACTATTTATTTTAAAGCAGGTCAGCGTGACGTTGTAAATTTTATCAATACTTTAAAAGAGAGGACAGAGAAATAATTATGTGTTTATCAAAACCTAAAGTTCCTGAAGTAAAACCTGCTCCACCACCAGTTAATATGTCACCTATTGGTGATGACTTAGCTCCAACATTGGTTACAGCAGACGAGCAAGATGGAAAACTTAAAAAGAAAGCTAAGAAAAAGTCAGGTACATCTGCATTA